CGCAAGAGGATGACGCAGCTCAAGGCCTTGTGGCGCTCGCCCATGGAGCGCGCGCACTGGGAGCCCGCGAAGGGGACGGAGGAGCAGAACAAGGCGTACTGCTCGAAGCCGGAGACACACGTCGCAGGGCCCTGGGAGCTGAAGCCGGAGAACTTCAAGGCCACGGAGGGCAAGCAGGGCAGGCGCAGCGACCTGGAATCCGTCGTATCTGGCTGCAAGTCTCACAAGTCGCTGGTTTCCATCGCGGAGGAGAGCCCGGAGGCGTTCATCAAGTACCCCACGGGCATCAAGACGCTACACCAACTGCTCGGGAGGGACCAACGCTACAAGTCGGAACCGAGGGACATCGAAGTGTACGTGCTCTGGGGCCCGACGGGAACGGGCAAGACGCACCGCGTGCGCTCAGCGTTCCATGGAGTGTACGAGGTGGTGCCGGGGAGGGGACCATGGGACCAGTACGAAGGCCAGCAGGAGATCCTGTTCGACGAGTTCGACTGCAAGAAGTGGCCGATCAGGGACATGAACCGCTACTGCGACAAGTGGCCGTGCAAGCTGGACGCCCGCTACATGGACAACTTCGCGGCATGGACCAAGGTGTTCATCTGCGCAAATGACCCACCAAGCAGCTGGTGGCAGGAAGAAGGCCCAAAGCCTCGCAACGCCTTCCTGCGTAGGATCAGTCAAATCCAGAAAGTCCTCAAGCGCGAGTCCGACCCAGACTTCGACCCAGAGCAGCACTGCTTCACCCAGCCCATCGTCCTCATCCCGGACGACAACTGAGCGCTAGCACGCGTTGCCCAGGGCCCACGTCCCCTCTCACACACGGGCTATGACTTCTCCCCCTCAGAAGCTACACAGGGATGAAATACCCACAAGATTCTTGAATCTTCCCAGACGAAACAGAAATTTACTTTCAGGAAACAAATACTAACGATCCCACAGCATGAGGCGCTATAGCTTCACTCCGCGCGGGGCGACAGGTGGCCGGATCGGCATCAGGGCCACTCAAGTCATGGACAACGACCCCTACCGCGTACAGAGGGAGGCGGCAAGGGCACGGCGCATGGCCGCAATCGCCAGGGACCGCACAAACGCCGCGCTGGCAGCAGCGGCCCCCCGCCAGATTCAAATCTACGGAAGGCCCAACCCCCAAGAGATCAAGTTCTACGACTGCGTAGCGGTCAACCCAGTCATCACAAACCCCTACGGTCTCTACGACGCAGCGAACAGCGCAGCCGTGGAGCCCACAGCGGCATTCACCGGCATCACCGAGATCAACAACGTGATCCAGGGCGCAGGAGCCTACAACAGGGTGGGCCAGAAGATCGTCATCCAGTCCGTAGCCCTCAAGATGAACCTGCACGCCCTGTGCGCAGCGGTCGGAGGAACAAACGGGTACCTCACCGCAAGGGTCATGATCATCTACGACCGCCAGACAAACGGCGCCTTCCCCGCCATCGGAGACATCCTCAGCGCCAACATCACAACCGCGCCAAACCTCACGAGCGGCCTCAACATGGCCCGCAAGAGCCGCTTCAGCATCGTAGCAGACCAGTACTACGACTTCGGTCCCAACGGCACTACGACAGCCACAGTCTCCATCTTCCGCAACCGCCTCAACCTGGAGACCGAGTACGGCGCCGCTAGCACGCCCGCCGTCATCGGAGACATCGCCACAGGAAGCCTCCTCGTGGTCGCATTCGCCACTCGCGCGGGCATAGCCACCAACTACTGCACCTTCACGGACTTCTCAAGCCGCATTCGCTTCAACGACGCCTAAGCGCCGCACAGCAGAAGCCGCCTCCCTCTGCATACACCCGCCTGTCAAGCCAAAAATAGACCTCACCTGTCTCCCTTGACACTTTTAAATTTCCCGCCAAAAGTCTAAAAATAGCATGAGGTCTGAGGTCTGAGGTCCGAAGTGGCCAAGGGGTAATACTAGGCTTGGTGCACCAAAGGTGCACAAGCGACCCCTTGGCCACACACATGTGTCCCTCTACACATGTGTCCCTCAACCCCTGGTAGTTAAAATGGAGCCCACTCACACAGGGGCGCCCTTCGGGCGCCCCTGTACGAGACGACCATCTAACTAGCGTATTTATTCGTTCGTTACTATACACGGCGCGCCCTCCGGCCCGCTCACGCGGGCCTACGGGGCGCCGTGTCGTGGTTTATTAAAAACGTTGGCAAATTGCAATCTCTACAATCTGATGTATCGCTAAATGCAAGGCTTGTCAAGTGCCAAGGCTAGGCAAGCGCACACCCCCTAACCGACAAGTGGGGGTAATTTCTAGGGGGTGCAGTGGGTTAACTTTTCTAGGGGGTGCAGTAGGGGTAACTTTTCTAGGGGGTGCACTACCCACCCCCACGGGTAGCGATGGGAAGTCATGGGTAGTTAGCGTCAGAGCCGGCCACGTAAAAGGCGTATCTACCCTCATTTTTTATTATACCACGCCCTACACCCATGGCAGACGAGGAGCCTATGTCGCCCACGCTCTCCGACGTGTCAGACATGGCAGACGACGTCACGACGCGTCACGTTCGGGGACTACACCGCGCCAAGGCCGCGTACTTCATCGAGGACGAGGCCGCGGGCGAGGACGAGGAAGACCCCATCTACTACACCGGCCGCCCCCCAACACCGCCGCAGCCCTCCGCCACGCCCGCCCCCTGTCCGAGCGCTGCAGCCGCAGCGCCCGAGGTCTCGGACAGGGCACCGCCGCCCGAGGAGGAGGACGACCAGGAGTTCGTCGCGCCCAGGCGTGCCGCAGCTACGCCTACCCAGCGCATGCCGCTCAGCGACGAGGAAGGGGACGAAGCGCAGCAAGGAGAACCAGTCTCCAAGAGGCCCCGGCGTCCGCAGCCGGGGAAGTACGCCCGCTGGTGTTTCACGCTGAACAACCCGCCTGACGGCTTCCGTTTGCCAGACTGCCCGGACGTAGCGTACGCGATCAGCTCGTTGGAAAAAGGCAAGGAAGGTACTGTTCACCTGCAGGGCTACGTTCGTTTCGTCGCGCGCAAGAGGATGACGCAGCTCAAGGCCTTGTGGCGCTCGCCCATGGAGCGCGCGCACTGGGAGCCCGCGAAGGGGACGGAGGAGCAGAACAAGGCGTACTGCTCGAAGCCGGAGACACACG